ATATTGAAGAATATAATTATCAGCAAGACCAGAAATATCTACATCATCCAGATCTTTGATAAACCCTGCACCACCTCCACCAATTGATGACAGTTGATATTGAACTCTCTCTACAAATATCTTATAGTGTTTTTGAAGTTGATCAAGAGTTACAAAATCCTGATTAAGTGGAGTAAGGGGATCTGAATTAACAGTCTCTGGTGGGTCCTCTCCAAGAGGAACATTAGTCTCTGCAAGTAACTGCTGCTCTTCTTTTAATTGTTTCTGAGATGTCTTAATCTCTTCTACAATTTTGTAAAGTCCCTTGATGTCAGACTTTACATAGTCAATATCTTTATCATAATACTTAACTTCTGGAAGTCCTGAGATCTCTTCTCTTAACTCAGTAAAATACTTTAGAAGTAACTCATCAGTCTTGGTGCTGGTATAGTTAATCTCCTTAAGTTCTTTATTGATGTTCTGCTTGAGAGTATTATATTCCCCAAGAAGTTGTTTCTTCAGTTTGCGATCATCATCTTTGAACTCTTTGTGATACTCCCACATTTTGAGGGATGAAGATCTAAGTTCTTTCCAGATCTTATCTTTCTCTTCATCAATACGATTATCTACTTTTTCACCAAGAGTAGAGATATCATTCTCAATCTTGACCGTGCTGTTAAAATGCTTTGTTTCAACATCTTCAGAAAGTTGTTCAAGATCAAACTGAACTTTTCCTCTCAGTCCTTCAATAGTATCGTTAACCTTTACAAAATCGTCATCGATAACACTAAAGGTTTTACCAATCCATGAGAAATCTGGTACTTCATTTATTTCATTAACCCATTTAGGAAATTTAGGAATGGATGCTTTTACTGCATCAATAGCTTCGCAAATTGCTTCAATCTCTGCATCATAGTATTTGACTTCTGGTAAGTTTGTTACTTCAGTTTGAAGAGTATCAATTCTATCTTCAATGGCATCAACTTGCTCATCATAATACTTGACTTCAGGTAGACCTTTGATCTGTTCTCTTACAAGATCTACCTGATCACATATTGCTTCTACTTCTCTATCATAGTATCTGACTTCAGGAAGATTGCTAATCTGCTCTGCAAGTTCCTCAAGTTCTTTATCATAATATTTTACCTCTGGTATGTCAGGAATGTCTGCTCTGACATCATTAATCATTCTGACCAGTTCTGGCCAAGGTGGTACTATATCTTGTACTTCTGCAAATGTATTTCCGTCTGCGTCTTCTATAGTTTGAGTGCTTTCTTCTATCTCAATAAAATCTTCAACAGAAGGGAGTTCCTCTGCATTCTCTTCTGTTATAAAATCATCGATAGATGGCAGATTGCTGTTATCTTCAGCAAAATCATCAATCGAAGGTAGATCCTTGGACATTTTATGAGTAACCTTTGTACTTCGGGATTTCTCTCCCTTTCAAATTATTTAGGTTCTTCCTTAAGTCCGTCCTTTAACATCTTTGCCAAATCTGCTGTAGAACCAACAAAAAGTGCATTGTTTACAGTAGATGGTCCACGAACCTGTTTGTCTTCCTCTACATCTTTAAGTTTCTTTTGTAAGTCAAGAAGTTTATCAGTGGCATCTGAAACACTCTTGATCAACTGACCTGCAACTTCATATGCTCTCCTTCCTCAACAAGTGCATTGTCTGCAGCAGTGATAAGTTTGATAGGAGCACCTCTGAGGTGAGACGTAATAGTCGTTCCGTCTTGACCTCTGTTGACTGAAATTTTGTTGCCACTGATAGACTTGATGAAGAGTTCCTCTCCATCCAAGTCCACATATGTTTTTGCTGTGAGACCACTTGCATCATCAACTTCAAATGTTTTTGTCGTTGTTGTGATGTCAGCAGACAGTGTAGTAGCAGTGTCTCCTGTGTAGTCTTTGATTGCTCTCGGAGTAACCGTGTATGTAACTTCTCTTGTAGTATTTGATGTATCTGTTCCAGTAAGAAGACTGACTCTTGCCTTCTTGATGATATCTTTGGATGCAGAAGTTGCAGGACCAAACAGATATGTTTTTGCAGTAAATCTTAAAGTATAAAGAAGAACTCTTCTTGAAGTGAAATCTCCTTCATAATCATCTTGCATCGTAATATTTTCAAGAACGATGGGAACGTCTCTTTTCTCTTTGATTGACTCAACTAGTTCAATTGAAAGATTGTATGCAGGTTGAAAATATGGCAATATCTGTTCAACAATTTGCAATGCATCATCATTTAACTTAGTCATGATGCTAAGTTCAAATTGCATATTATATGGAACTGGCATGTAAGACTTTTTAGTCTCAGTTCCATCATCAGGATCTTTAACAATAAATTGTTGAGTAGTGGTTACTTTTCTACTTGGATCATATGTAAGACCAGTAAACTCAAACGACATTCTTGGTAATGTAATTTGAGTTGGTTTATTTAAATCAGGGGATTGATTTAT